TATATAGAAGCTGTTCGCTAATAACATAAGAAGACCTTCCTAGTTTCCTAAGACATTTATCCAGGTATGTAGGGAATAACAAATCATCTACAGCACCTGTATCGAAGTAGCTTTTAAACTCTTCTTTTACAGTCGAATAGACAGGCTCAGGGGAGATGAAGTTATACTTGTAGTAATATGACATTTATTTTATTTTTTCCATTCACGATAAATATGTTGATATTGATCGTTGGTTTTTAGGTAGTGAGATAGTAACCTAGAGGTTGTACGAGATGGTTTGAAATACCAGAGTTTCATGTTCTTGAATCTGGCTGATTCTCTAAACCACATCCACCCAAAGAAATATCCTTCAGTGTGGTAATTAAAGTTGTAGATTATTTTACCCTTCTCTTTAGATCTTTTCCAATCAACTGGTAGGTTAACATATTCCTTACCATCAATTAGTTTCATCTTCTTCCTCTTCTTCTTATTGATTGAGAAGTCACCAAATCCAAAAGGAAGCTTAGCTTTCTCTCCAGTTTCTAGAATATAGTTTTTGAAGCTCTCATTATACAAATAGATGATGTTTCTCCATTGGTCAAATGAGATTTTTATAGAGGGGTTCTTTTTACAGAAATTATTGTAGTTTTCTTTACTGGAGCTTCTCCAATCAACTTTTGTTCGCATTAGTTATTGTTGGTTGTGTTTGGTGCTTGACCATCCACCCCATCTGATGTTTGATCTGTTTTCAATCTAAAGTAGGTTGATAACAGCTTTTGAGATGTCAGTTCTAGCACTTGCTTTTCTAGATAACCAGGGCAGCCATATTCTTTATCTAGAGGGTTTTTACAATAGTCTTCTAGATTAACATTATCACTGCAACAGCATTCAGCAAACATGATCTCATTAGGAACATCTTCTTCAAAGAAAGCAGAAATTCTAACAGCTTGTAACAAAGGATTATTTACATATAAATATCCTCCATTAGCAATCCAGTAGTATTGCTCATTCTTGATGATTGGAAGTTTTAAGAGATTGACATATCTATTGATAGTAACCTCTTTTAACTTTTTGCCTTGCCCACTCATAGCGTTTATTGAATAAACACCTTGAATGAGGTATTGATAATTACCCTCGCATATACGAGGAAGTTTATATTTTGTTCTAGCTACAGTACAAGGATCCACATAATCACAACATTCAGAAATAGGAACTTCTACCAATTCCAAACAAGGAATGGTAGTAAACAAAGTATCAGTAGCCCAAAGCTTTCTGAGATTTGTTTCACGTTTTACTAATAAAAGTGTGTTGTTCTTAATCTCAGATGCCACCACTCTATCAGTGATTAGGTTATCTGTTGATAACAATTTGTGCATTGCACGTACATCTGAAACTAATTTCCTTAAAGTTGCCATTATAAATACTGTTTGAATATATTTGTCATTCCCTCAGCTTGATCGATTAAGAATGCTGTCACTTCAGCCTTAGACATTGTGTGACCATTCTTATCATCCCAAAGGCTCTTAGCATTTGAGAAAGCTGGAATTTGGTAAAATTTAATACCGTTAAAATCATGACTCACTTCATGATGCTTATCTCCTGTGAATATATAGAAGTTATTATGGAATGACCATTGGTCTCTATATTCTATTGGGAACAGTCCTGCAAGTTTAGCTGGCTTAATAGCATCCCCATGATTGAACATTAATGCTGAATTGCCATAACTTACATACTTTCTGTATTTAGGAGAGCTATCAATTGTAAGTCTGTCTGTATTTCTAAAATACGTTTGTAACCAGTTAACCATGTGCCATCCTACAAACTCATCATGATTACCAGCTACATACACTACATTAACATGTTTAGCGTATTGTAATAACATTGTAATCATTAACACCTCATGGTCACATATATACTCAAATGAAGTTTGATATGTATGTGTATTCTGTTGAGGGGTTCCTTTTGTAGTTGCATTGGTGTACTCACTATTAAACTCATCTGAGCCAATAATGTATGTGATTTCTTCTAGGTTGTTTGAAAGTTGAGCTTGTGCAGCTATCAATTCCACCTTATACATAATCTTAGCTAATCTATCTAGTACATTGTTATTACCATCTACATCCCATTTGTTTAAATGAGAGTCTTGTTTGTTGATAACCAACATACCATTTGGTCTCTCTGGGTCAAACTTAGGACTCATAACTTCCTGACTAACAGGTTGGTATGATGCTAAAAAGTCTATAAAACTATCTTGAAAAACTTGTTCTGTAGACTTCTTTGCTAGCCAGGCTTTAACCTGCCAGTGGGGATTTCCACCATTCCCCCAGAAGTTCTGTACATATTTAGTTATTTCCCATTTATCTGTGTCTATGTGACACTTCTCAATTAGTTCGTCTAAGCTCTTAACCTCTTCGCTAAAATTAGCTACCACCTCACCAACACCCTTACTGATGTCCTCTGTAAACTTAACTATTACATTCTCTAGCTCAGCAATGTAATTTCCAACCTCAGCATCTTCCTCACTTTTCTCTTGATTTCTTAATTCTTTTAATAACTCATCCACCTCAAACTCTGTAATTCCAAGCTTATCAGCATAGAATTGTTTACTCTTTTTCCAATGTAGAATCTCTTCTAGCTGTTGTAGCAACGATTGGTTTTCAGACATATATGGTTTAATTTAGTTAAAATTGGTGTAAAGGTACGAACTAATTTTGACATTTACAAAATTTAATTAACCAATTTAATTATATACATTAATCAATTTGATTAGAGTTTAAACAAAAACCCCCAGCCTAGAAAGGCCAGGGGATACCTTGTAAAACCAACAAAACAAGGTTTTTGATATTTTATGGACAAGTTACATAATTTGTAATCTCACCAGCTGTAGTGATTTCAACAGCATATGTACCTGATGGTCCAATTAATTTGTGCCAACCTGGTGAACCAATGAATGGATTTGATAGAGGTGATTGTATTGTATAAAGTATCATTGTAACAAATGGTACAGTAAATCCAGGTTGAGCCCATACTGATATTGTTGGGGATTGACCACAAGCCTCACCAGAAGTACCAGATGCTCCTGAATTAATTGTATACATCACTGGGCTTGAAGATGTGGTAGTTGTGGTTGTTGTTGGAGGAACTGTGGTTGTGGTTGTAGTGGTTGTAGATGTACTAGTACTAGTTGTAGTGGTTGTAGAACATGGCACTACAGATATATCTGTATAGTTTGTACATGTTCCTGTAGACATAACACGAACGATTGTTGTACCGTTTGGAACTACTGTAGATGTATATCCAGCCAATAAGCTAGATCTTGATACACCTGTTACAAATGGTGTAGAATACGAATCTACATTTGAATATAGACTAAATGGTCCTGTTGAGGTGCCAGCTGTCGTTAATGTAATTAATACTGTCATAATTTATTTATTGATTTTAATATTAGAAGCTTCTTATTGCTTTAGCACGATATGAATTAGACTTATTATCACCAAGTCCAGTTCCATTTAAAAAGTTTATAGCAGATGCAAAGTTTGCACTACCACTTGTAGAAGTCCAATATGGAACATTTGCATAAACACCAATTGCAACTTTATTTGGGTATATACGCTCTAGTTCCTGTTGGCTTGGTAAGTACCAATCGCTGTATCCACCTTCTACTAAATCTCCACATAGTCTAGCTGGAATTCCTGCAGTAGGACAGCCTGCCATGATATCAATTGTATTTTGATTACCTGTACCTAGTGCATATTGAGTTGATATAAGTGTACCAGTACATCCCCAGGCTGCACCTGTTGAAACATCTGATACAGCAGCTACTAGTCCATGTTGAGAAAGTGGATCATATCCTGGATCAAAAGATTGTAGAATATAAGCTATGATACCACCTAATGCTGCTTGACCAACTGTGTAAGTACCTGGTGGTATTGGAACAGAAGTAGTAGTTGTGGTTGTTGTTGGAGTAGCTGTAGTGGTTGTTGTAGTTGTGCTACTTGAAGTAGTTGTTGTGGTGGTAGTTGGAGTTATGGTAGTAGTAGTTGTTGTTGTAGAACCTGGACATCCAACAAATCCTGTTGCTGCAATTGCATACAACGTACCTCCTGGGTTTGTTGTCACAGATCCTGTAACTACCCATGTATTTCCTGGAGAGGTTACCCTATCATTAATTGCAAATGTTCCAAACGGATACTCTTCAGAATATGCTATAGAACTATCTTCACAGTTTGTTATTTGGTACCATATAGATAAAGGAGTAGCAGTGGTAGTAGTCGTTGTAGTGCTAGTAGATGTACTAGTAGATGTAGTAGTAGATGTACTAGTTGTTGTTGATGTAGAACTAGATGTAGATGTTGTAGTGGTTGTAATAGGAACAGCGGTAGTTGTTGTTGTTGTTGTACTGCTACTGCTGGTAGTAGATGTTGTAGTTGTTGGTGTTATTGTAGATGTGGTGGTTGTAGTTGTTATTGGTATAACAGTTGTAGATGTAGTAGTTGTAGTTGGAGTGATGGCACAAGAGTTTACCAATGTACAGAACATCACCTTTAAAGATGGGTTCTGATTAATTACAGTGATGAGGGTTTGTACTAACTCTATAGGTTCAAGTGCGTTATCTAGTTTCTGCAAAGCTAATGTCAATATATCCCCTGTATCAATTCCTGAGTTAGGAAGATCTGGGCCATTATATTGAACAGCTGATGTAGGAATAGGATAACCAGCAAATGCTCCATTATTACATTGCTGTGGATAATAGGCATTCACTGTATTCTCAAAGCAAGGGGTACCAGGTACGCAAGCCATTATAATTTAGTTTAATCGATTAAGGGATGTACATGATGTAGTAGCACGCGCGTACAGGTTGAATGTTAGCATGACCTAATCCACCACCTGTATTACCAACGGTTACATTTATACCTGTAGTGGCAGTTGCTGTATACTGAGGAGCAGTGAGTGCTGGATCACTATTTGTTAATTGTGTAGCAACACATTGTGTTCCACCAGAGTCATCTGTAGTTCTGTTACCTCTAAAGATAGAGCTACCAGGAGCATGTACGTGACCAGGATCAGTAACTACAACAGAGTGTGAGTGTGCAGGGATTTGTGTGCTGTTTAATATTATAGTGTTAACACCACCACCATCTCCAAGAGCATAGTTAGGGTTACCAACGTTAATAGGGTTAACAGCAGGATCTAAAGTTCCACCACCCATACCAACAATAGCACCTACAGGAACACGTCCTCTTTTATCAGGAGTTCCATTTAAGCCATTACATAGATAGATTTTATCAAACCCGTCAGCAGCAATACCTGCTCCAGTGATATCAAAGTAGGTCAATGAACCATAGTATTCTACAGCTGTATAAGGAACCATCTTTGTATAGTTCTGTGTAGGAGCAAGACTATTTAAGTAAGCTTGGATTAAACCATTTAGATCAGCAAGCTTTACGTAGTTTGTACTTACGTTTAAAGCTAATGCCGTTAAGTCTACACCTAATTGACAAAGCTTTGTAATAACAGCCTGAACAACAGCATGTGTATCAGAAGAGGCTGTTACACCTGTAAGACAACCTATGTTATAATCTGCATTCAATACAGCAATATCAGCTTCTACAGCATCAACTTGTACCTGTAAATCACACGCAGCTTTTACTAAAGCTGTAAATAAATCTAAAGCAGAAGGAGTTCCACACGTAGGGAAACAAGGAGGAAGATACTGTGTAACTAGATTACAATAATCATCTAGATCTATATCGATAGAGATTCCTGTTCCATCTAGAAAACTAATCACTTTATTAATAAGAGCTTGCTCTACAACAAGAAGGTTATCACCAGTATCTATTCCTAAAGAAGGGATAGGGTCTCCTGTATATCTAACACATTTATCAGAAACAATCTCTACACAACCGTTATAACAATTTGTACAAGACATTTTATAAATTATTTATGAATTAAAAGTTTTACTTTACTCGCTATCATCTTCACAGTAAATTGACTACAGTAGTCAGGGTTACAATATTTGTAAACTAAGATTCTTTTATAGTTTAGTAAGTCACCAATTACAACTCCTGGTACAGGATAATTTAAAGAGAATACGATATTATTATATTGATTATTTGCCAAGTCTGTTAACTTGCAATCAATATCATTTAATAGTACAGGTATAGTTGTACAATCAATACAGTTTGTAAGCCTTGGTGATAACATTTTTTATTCTTTGAGTTGCTTGCTTCAGCTTATAATTACATGCTGAACATAAGCCATTAATTAATTGACATCCACATCCTACTTTGATGCCACATTCTCTACAGTTTGCCATTTTATTGAAAATTAATTATGTAGTTATTTCCTGAACAACCACAGTTGGTTCTAATAAAGTTGTTAAGCATTTTATCTGCTTGTATATACAGTTTGTTAGAAGTGTCTACAGCACAGTTATTAGCTGCAGCAATAGAACCCTGAATCATGTAGTATACACTATTTAAATTTACCTTAGCCTGTGTCTTGATAGCAAGATCGCATTCCATCATATCAAGCTTCATGAAAGCATTGTCAAACTTCTCTTGTAATTGGTCAACACGAATAATGGTTTTGGTAACATAGTTCAGATATGCAGGAGCAACAGAATATGTTAATGTATAGATTCCATCAGGTAGAGGAATCAATGGAGCTCCTACAACACTAAGTCCTAATGAGGCCGAATTAAATATATTAAAGTCATTAACATTAAATGGTAAAAATACAGGATCAAATCCAGGCATTGTTACTTCAAGAGTTGGAGAAGAAACAACAGGAGGATTTGTATTGTAGGTTGATGCATCAGCTACACCTAATGTTAATGTGTTATAAGTTGGTACTACTAGTATATCTAAGGTCATGTCTTTAAAATAAATATGCCAGAGGACTTGAGAAATATCCTCTCACCCTCTGGCATAGGTTATATGATTCTACTTTTATTCTATTAAGGAATCAAAGTAGTTGTTGTTGAAGTACTAGGCCAAACAGTAGTTGTAGTAGAAGTAGTACTTGTTACAGGACCGCTCTCATTAGTAACAGCACCTAAAGCAGCAACTAAAATTGCCTCGATTGCAGCAGTTGCACCACTAGGGATAGCAATGATTACAGTGCTATCTTCATAGATATAGTCGCCCCACTGATACTCAGACCTGTTATACTCATTAAACTTAATGTAATAAGTGTCATAAGTAGTACCATCAGTTACCCAAGACTCAAAGTTCTCGTTGTAACCAACCATTCTGTACAAATGTTTAAGGTAACCAGCTTGATAGCTATAGAAGTTTTTCTCTAATTGCTTAATCTCATCTGAAGTACCAGATATGTAAGAAGCACGTTGAGTAACTACAGCCTCAGCAACGATGTTACAATTGTCAGCAACGATGAAGTCAGCAGTTGTAGCTGGTCCACTGTACACAAAAGTACGGAAGTACATACGATCGTATTCCCAAGGGAAAGCAGCAACATCACATGGTTGACCATATTTAGTTAATGGTTTACCAGAGATAACTAACTTAGCGTTTTGATCGTTACCAACTCTTTGGAATTGATAGAAAGTGTTGAAGCTAATGTTGTCAGGGTTGTTACCTGGAGCTTCTTGTTCAAACTTTAAGATAGCTTGATCAATAAAAGCAGGAACATCAACTTCTGCACAAGGATCGCCACCACACTCTAAACAAGGAGCAACAACTGTAATAGAACGGGTGAAACCGTTGAAATACAATGTGTCAATGTAAGAAGAATGAGCACGTAATGTGAATGTTACAACCTCACCTGGCTTAACGTTAAAGTTACTAATCTGAGTTACTTGGTTAGCAGCAACTGGGTTACCAGTCACCTTGTACCATTCTGTAACGTTTGATTTGCAAGAAGAACCTGTAGGACATCCAGAAATTTTGTCTGAACGCTTAGATCCTTGTAAATAAGTGTTAACTCTACCTTGAGCTAAATAGAAGTACGGTTTAGCAGCAATGTTACCTGCAGTAGCTACAGTGTAATCGCTTCTAAAGATACCAAACTGACCTGCGGTCAAGTTTTGCGTAGAACCAGAGCTAGGTAGAGTGTTTCCTACTGGAACTACGAAGAGGGTAGTTAATGAAAAATCAGCCATTTTGTTTTATTTAAATTGTGAAAATAACTATTCGTTTGTTTGAATTCTAAACTGAGCACTTTGAACTGCAGATTGATTCTCTGTATACATCGCTAGGTTTTGAACTGTTAAGTCTAACAACTCATCTTCTAGGTATGTTTCTAGTTCACAGTCTTGATCATAAGAGTTCTGTCCGTCTAACATAACATATCCAGTCTTATTAATATACACTGGGTATCTCATGTACGATACATATATTTGCTTAGGTGTAAATGTACCATCAGTAAATATAGAAATCTCATCAGAAGATATAGAATTAAACGTTTCTTGATATTCAAATGATGGTCTATAGTGAGTGTTAGTTAAGCAAAATTGTAAATCGCCATGCTTAGTAAGATCTCTATTAATCCATATTTTTCTATCTGTACATCTACCCTTATCTGCTAATACATAACTATCTATATAGAACATGTATTTTGGAGTGAGTAAATGAATATCTGCAGACCATTGATTTAACTCAGCATTTAGTAGTGTTAAATTTAGGGGTTGATGGTTATAATTTACCACCAAACTTTGTAGGTCTTCGTAACGCTTTTTGAAAGCATCTAGACCTAAACCAGAAACTGTGTTTTGACCGTCAACCTTCTGTTTAATCAACTTGATCTGAGCCTCATTCAAGGCTAAAATCTTATCTTCCAATTGAATTTGTTGATGCTCGTTAGTTGATAGTTTATTTAGTTTCTGGTCAATTTTATATAATAAACTATCTACGGGTATCATACAGAAGCTATTTTCTTAGTTTTTAATTTTCCTTCCAAGGTTAATAATTCGTCTTGGTTATCTTCATCAGCAAGGAATTTAACTAAATCATCTTCATCCTTAGCAATCTCAAACTCTCCTTCATACACCTTACCATTAGGTTTTAAACGATATACTGAGTGAGCAATAGCTTGCTTAACCAAGTCTTTAATATGGAGTAAGTTTTCCTTCATATCTGCAAATCTGCTGAACACCTCTACAGGGTTTAAACCAGCATGTTTACCATTCTTGAATTCTGTTTGTTTTAATAGGTTGTCTACCTGATTGTATACAGAGTCTTCTTTAGTATCTTCTGTAACAGGTAATCCTAACAATCTTGCCACCTTGCGTTTCTTCTCAGGACTCATTGAATCAAACTTGACAATAGCCTTGTTGATCAATTGTTTCTTCTTGAATATCACTGCATTTTCAATTTCATCATCAGCAACGTAAAATTGTGTATCTGCAGGAACTTCACCACGTTCCCAAGCCTGATAGCTAGAGGCAATTGTTGGATGAACTCTTAACCATGCAAAAGCTAATTCTTGAAAAGGATTAGAGAAATCAAAGTAGTTATCACCATCCATCAACTTAACAGCTTGTACATGTAATGTATCATCTGTAGATGTAGACAATCCATAGTTCCAGAAACTAGAACGAGGACCTAAATCAACATCACCTAAATTAGCTTCAAGTTTTTGTTTAAGTGCTGTAACTCTTTCAACTTCCATTTCTCTTTCAAGACTGTCACCCATTCTACGAATGTATGCAGCATTTGGATCTAATCCAGTTCTGTACTGTCCATCAAGTTCCTTGTAAGGATACTTAAATACACCTGTTCCAGGGATCCTGGTTAAACCTTTCTGTGCAAGTCCACCTTGCATAGTTTGTAACTGAGAGTTGTTGTAATCTTTCTTTAACGTAGAGATTTTTCCTATCTTACCCATATGTAGTTGTTTTTGTTTGGTTTATTTTTGCAGATGGGTTCTCAGCGAAGAGAGTGCCATACAGACATGTAATCTGTATCCATCCATCTGTGTGAGAAGACTCCCCCACTTGGAGCAGTGGGGGGGAATTCTTCTCGGTAGGTTATTTCTAATCCTTAGATTAGAATTGTGGTATTTCTTCGATTAATACTGTACGTGATAAATCTTCAATGAATACATCACAACGGTCTTTCATCCAAATCTCATAACCAGGGAATTTGTTTGCAGAACTCATACCTTGAGACTTAGCAAAACCTAAGTGGTGACGAGTACCATCGATATAACCCCAAGTCATTGAAGGAGCACCCTTCATACGTACTTCACGGATGTTGTTTACCATTGAACCATCGCTCATTGGAGATACATCAAACACCATGAATACAGGAGTAGATTTTTTGTTCTGACCGAATTCTAAGTTAGTTTGAGGAAGGTCTAATTCTTTTAAGTGAATTAGTTCAACACGACCTGTTTCACGTGTAACCATTGCATCGAATGCAAAGTTGTAAGTGATGTGTTGACCTTCTCCTTGCATGTAGCGATTACCAGAATCAGCCATGAAAGTTAAACCAGAATTAAGTGCATCATTTTTAAGAGCTTGTTGGAACACATCAAAGCCAGCTTCGTTTGTGTACATTTTAACTCTACGATCCTTAACATCAACACGTCTGTAGAATAAGTCACCAAACACTGAACGAATCAAGTTTGCAGTGAACTCACCACGGTTGTATTGTACTAAGTTACCGTTATTACGCATTCTGTGGTAAACACCAGCAGATGTACGCTTTAATTCTTGCTTAGAACCATTAGTCTTCACGGTACCAGGCTTAGCCCAGATCATACGCTTAACTTTTAATTCTAACATAGACTTACGCATCCAGAACTCAATAAATGGTTCCCATTTAACATCGTTACGAGTTAAAGGTAATTGGTTACGTCTTTGTGGAGCATATACTAAGATGTCAAGAGGCTTACCAGAAGCATCACGCATCATTTTATCATCAGCCCACTCAGTGATCTTGTGCTCATAACCATATGCAGAACCTAAAGATTCAAACATAGTGATTTGCTCACCTAAACGAGGAAGACCTAATAAGTCTTGATCGAATTCACCGATAGCAGCATCAACTAATTCTAGTTCGATACCAGTTTGTAAGAAAGTAGCACTTACGTAATCTACTTGAGGGTTGTCAGTCACAAGAGTGAATGTGTACAAGAAACCAGCGTTCCAAGGTTGAGGATCCTTGATAACGTAGAAACGAGGACCATACTGACGAGTACCTACAGAAACAATAGCGTTCTTAGAAAACTCATTTGTGTCAATTACAAGAGAAAATTCTTGACCATCGATACCTGGCTTATCTAAAGCTAGAGTGGTATCAGGGATGTCAATGATTTTTGGAAACTTGTAAGGAACTTGTACTTGCCACTTCCAAGCATCACTGTTATTATCGATATAGTAAGGAGTAGACTTGTTGATCATGTCTAGGAAATCATTACTGTAAAGAGAACTCTGAGTATACAAACTGATAATTTTCTTATCATAATCTGCTGGCTCAGTTGAGTGAAAACTCTCCAAGTGGTTAGAATCTGTTAACTTACCTACTGCACGCTTGTCCATAGAAGCAACACGAGCATACGTAAATCCAGTTAAACCTGGGATTGTTTGAATTGCCATTTTGTTATTTTTTTAATTAATGTTTATAAATTGTTTATTGAAACCATGAAGTTGTAGGCTTAGGCTTATTTCCTGTTTTTGTAGAACTTTTGCTAACTTGTCTAGCAACTTCACCAAACAATTCATTTGACTTTTTGGTGATACCAGTCTTTTGTATTGTAGATAGAGTAGGATCCTTTTCTAAAATCTTTAGTAACAGTCCAATCTTAACCTTTGTTGCATGGTTTTCTGGACGTTTAAGTTCTAGAATAGTACGATCAAAATCTGTGAGAGTCTCACCAGATGCTGTCTTATACTTATCTACTAACAGGAAATCTTGTAGTTCACCAGCCAATTTAGGGTTCAGAGGAATACCGTCAAACTCTTTTGTTTTTAGTTTTTCTTGTAATACTGACTGAACGTTTTGAAAGTATTGCTGTTTAACAGCAGCTTGCTGTTGTAATCTTCTTTCATTCTCTTGCTCCATTTCTTGAAGCTTTGCAGCTTCTTTCTTAACCAACACTTTGTGGTGTTTAGTAGCAACAGTTTCCAAATCACCGTAATTCTTAAGTCTTTCAACTTCTGTTGTAACATCCTCAGGATCAAATCCTTGATCGTTGAGTGCTTGTTTAATTACTGCAATTTGGTTAGCTTCGTCTGCTAAATCCATCTCAGCAAAACTCTTTATATTATTAAAAGTACCGAAATACTCTTTTGGATCTACTCCTTTTACAAATATGGCATCAAACGCTTGTTGATAATCTTCTCCAAATTGACCAATGAAGTTGTTTACCACCTCAATAGCTCCTTTCTTCTTCTCAGCTTGGAAACGCTCAAGAAATTCTTCAGGAGTGGAAATTGCAACATCCTCTTCATCTTCATCGTTGGTAAATACACCAAGTTTGAAAAGATCTTTAGATAGAGATGTGAATGGACTAGCTGGTTCATCACCTTCTATTTCTTCATCATCTTCTGTATCTACAGGAGCTTTTGCTTTGGGAGCTGGAGCAGGAGAATCATCTTCATCCTCTTCCTCTTCATCATCTCCACCTAGTAAAAAGTCCTGTAAAGACTTTGCATTATCTTCTTTCTTTTCCTCATCATTCTCTTCTGAAGCATCAGCAGGAGCTGGTGTCTTTTTTGCAGGTTTAGGTGCAGGAGCAGGTTCATCTTTAATATCTTGGATATCATCAGGATTGGTAGTAGAAGTTTCAGGAGCAAATAAATCGCTTAAAAGTTCTTGGTTTCCCATACCCATTTCCATAGTATCTTGAATACTAAAGTTTCCCATTGATGGGTTTTCTAGATTTTCAGCCATATGTAGTTTATTTATTATTGGTTTTCAGATGTAAAAGTATATTATTATAAATTAATACCAAAGAGGTAGTGCATTATAAGGCTCATTATTCACGATAATATAGCATTAATGTAATTCACTCTAATCAAGATTGTTTGTAATTGTGTCATTTATTAGCCTGTAACTCCTAATTGGAGCTAAATCAGTGAGTGTAACTTGTTGAATGTCAACACCCCACTTCCTTGCTTCAACCCTTACCTTCTTAGTTAATGTGTTATCAAGTTCTGCATCTGTACATTCTTCCAGGGACATAGCCATGATTACATTTTTTATGACACTTTGTGACATGTCAGCTATTGCATCTTGGGCATCAAACACTTCTAGCAGGAATGTTTTTACATCTGATATCTTGTATTTGATTACACCCTTGACAACAATGTTCTGTTTATCACTAGTATACAAAGATTGTGCTGGAAGACTTAATGTTGTCACAACGACATGTTGCTCAATCACCTCATCTGCAAACGGTATCTTTACATGGAATCCAGGTTTTAATAACTTTTTAAACTTGCCAAATCTTAGAAGCACAGCCTCCTCGTAATCCCTAATAATAATACCAGGGAGTACGTCTGAGCCAAATTGTAACACAACGTCAATTAGCCTATCTAACATAATTACTTAGTTTTCTTATTTGCTCTACCTTTAGCATTTTCTTTAGCAACAGCTAAATCATTTGCTTGGTTTTCTCTAGCCACTTGTAACTTCTCTCTTTCCAATTGAAGTTTCTCAGCATCTTGTCTTGTTCTAGATTGAATCTCTTGAAGTCTTAATTGGTAATCATTGCTAGCTTTAGATTGCTCTAAACCTAACTTATTGATTTCCAATACATCAGGAGCTCCAGACATATCAAGATCTGATAGAGGACCACTCTTTGATTCAGCAGCAATAAGTGCAATTTCTTTCTTATTGATTCTATCAAGTTCCTTCTGATAGTCATCATGAGCCAATTGTTTCTCTTGAGCTTCTTGAGCTTGTTGGATTTGAGCCATAGCTTGCTCTTGCTGCTGTTGTTGCTGTTGCTGTTGCAGATCCAACTGTTGTTGTTGCATAGCATCTTGCTTATCCTTAAGGCTCTTAAACACCTTCTTCATCTTACGTACAGAATCAGTGCTGTAGAGTTCAATGATATCATGTAATGAACCACCATTTTGTATAACAGCTTGAGACAATCCACGTAATTCGTTAAACATTTTCTGATCTTCAGGGCGATTGGTTAAGAACACCTTAAGGTCACGGAATTTGAGATCAGTTCCATTCACCTGTACGAAAGCAGACTCTCCATCAGATGTAATGTATGATAGGGTGGATTGTGGTTTACTAGATTCTACATATAAAGCAGCATCAATGATAGCTTGGTACAATTGACCAAGAACATATTCATGAGCTACAAATAAAGGTTCTGTTTGAGAATAAGATTGTGTAAGAGCTGCGTTTGTACCTGTGGCACTTTCACTAGCTGATACAGATCCCATTCTTTGTTTAGACATACCCACTAGTTCCCAACACTCTTGCTTAAGTTGCATAGCTAACGTGTAACGAGATTGAATCTCCTGCGTACGTGTAAGGTCAATATCTCTAAACTGATTGAAGCTAGAAGGACTCTTTAAGTTTTCAGGAGAGTCATCAATAAATACAACTCCTCTATTACGAGCTTCTAGTTCCCATATATCTAAAGCATCTTGAGCATCACCGTCCTTAGGAACAGGGATGTGTCTGATGGATGTCAAATACACCTTACCAACTTCCTTCTCAAGAAGTGTGTAAAGCTGGTTCATACATACATTATATAACACTTGGAATGGTTTCATTAAGTCTACTAAGCTCTTAGCTTCTGTATTCTTAACTTCATGAACCAATCCAATGATAGGACAATAGCTTAATAGTTTGTATGGTTTAACATGGTAGATGTCTGGACCAATCTTAATGCCCTGATACCATTGGTTAATCCAACCCCATTCTAAAGAAATCTCTGTAGGAATTGTCTTACTCTTATAGTTTTCATCAACAAGCATAGATTGCTCATTGCCCATTTCATCTGTGTAGACTAACTTACCAATCTTCTTCTTAGAGATCCAATAAGCTCTAACTACCACATACTTATAACCAAATGAGCTTACATTAGATGTAAGTCCCAAGAAGTCTTTAAGTCCATCATCGTTCTCTTTCATTTCTGATTCAATAATCATTCTTGTTTGTAGAACAAGAGGATCGTATGTATCATATTGTACTGAATCAATACCAGGTGTTGCATTTGGATTACCAAGATTTGATTCACGTACATTAATCAATCCATAGTCTTGTAAAGAACTACGTAAGTGATCTATTTCTTCTTTAGTTAGGTCAGGAATAGCTTCAATGATTTCAGATAGTTCCATCACCTGTACAATACCAGCAGCATATGCTCCTTGTGCTCTACCTGTAGGATCTGAAACATACTTTCTATCTGGTGTAGTTAGGAACCAAGTGTTTTTAGGGTTAGCCACCTCAATGTTAAATCCAAGCTTTGAGTTATCTTCATATATATGATAGAACTCTCTAGCTGAAATCAACATATCTCTGAATGCATCTTCTGATTTCTCCTTAAGATTAAACTCTGCTTTCTGACATGTAAGAATATGGTTGGCCCATTTCTCAGCAATAGATGTGTAGCTATCTAGCTCATCTTTCACTTGATCCATTGTCATTTGTTGAACCTCTTCATCTTCTAACTCTTGTCCATTTAACTGGGCTTTGGTTAATATCTTTTGTCTAGCTTCATTCATAATGTATTCCTGTAGAATACCAGTTTTGAATTCTAGTTCTTCAGCTTGACTATCATCATCAAATGCCTTCACACGGAAAGCATCTGGTCTTTTAGAAATCTCTCCAACTAACTCATTAAGAGGAGTGGTGATAATAGAATACATTTTTACATATGAAGGAAGGTTTAAGTTAGCTTCTAATGTTTGTGTAAAGCTACTTACAACAGGCTCTTGATAGAAATCCTCCATACGCAAAATACCCTTGACAAGATCATAGTTCTTGACAAAGGTGTCTCTGTTCTTCACATACTCAGCGTATGATTTGTTGGCAAAATAATCCATTGTGTTTTTAATCCAACTCTCATCTTGCTTCTCCTTCTCAGTTTTAAACTGATCAGGAAATATATTTAAATATGCATACCTAATCGTAGCATCTTTTGTATACCGTATAATTGCCATTATGTAAAAAGTTTACGTTTTCTTTTATTAAATATTCCTCTTGATGTAGAAAATAAAGGGTTCTTTGGTGATCCTGAATGCATCGCTTTCACTCTATCATCACTAGACCCACCAATCTTTCCAAATATAGGATCCATTTTAAGTGCTTGAGCAATAGCTAATTCTGCAGCAATGATACGGTCAAAGTTACCTGAATCATTATATTGAATAACTTCTTCAAGTAATACAGGATCAAATATCTTACTTATTCCCAACACTTCTCTCACAATCTCACCAGCTTCATTTGTCTCTTTATATATTGTTCCTTCCAAATACTTCTTTAAACAGTTGTGAAGATAGTCAATTATCTTCTGACTTGAACGATGTATTCCATATTCACGTCTCACTGTTGTATTTGGAACAATCTCCATAAGCCATTGAGGTTGCTTTTCTAAATAGTGAGCATCCCCTTTAGCCTTCATATATTCTATAAATGATATGTCATCATTCTCACAAAGTGTTCTAGCATTGTAATACTTGATAAGTAGGCGAGCTTGTTCTTCCCAAGTTTCTTTCTTATCAGGTCTAGCACAATACGAAGCTACGAACATATCTTGATATTTCTCACCTGTTAGGTCATGCATTCTTTTATAAACATAAACAGATCCTAATGAGCTTGAATATGCAGATTGTCCTTGTCTGTAAGGATCGACTCCTGCTACATATAATCCATATGGAGGATTATCAATAGGGAATTCATATATAACAACAGGAGCATTCTTTTGATCACTATTCTTTAGAGGGAAGTTAGATATAGGAAGTGTGTCTGTAAACTCGTGTGTTATCTTCTCTCCATCATTGAATAATATAATAGGTGTACCTGTTCTGTCTTGTTGTAATAGTTTACTCTTCTGCCTTTTAGCAGCCTCAATATCAAAGATGTTGGTATCTTCATTGAGGAATATGTCATCCACTTCCTGTGGGTAGTACATCTTTTCTTTTAGATAGGCAACTCTATCACCAGCTTTCTTAAGTCTTTCTAAGTTTTGCATAGTGATTTGGTCAGCCTTTTCTTGGTCACTTACTAGCATCTCAATCTTGTGTAAGTCGGATGTATAAGGTTCATTTAGATAAGCCCCAAGAGAGCTTTTATCTTTGGCCTCCATTCTATATTTATTAGATATGAAGAGTCCATGTATACGAGATGTATCTTTCTCATTGTTATATGTAAGGAAATTAAAGTTGTCTACATCAAACATTAAGCTCTTTGCATCCATAAATTTCTTCATATCACCGCCCGTCCCAGTAAGAATAGGAGAACATCCCCAGCCATAGGGTGTAGTGAAGCCAGGAATAGCTGCCTGTAAACCTCGAAGGAAATTTCCTTTACCAATTTCATCTATAATTAATTTACGTGGTTTTGTACCTGCAATAGCTTCCTCATTATTACCTTCATCAAGGTTACGAATTAAGATGGAAGAAAAGGGGATACGTTCTCCAGACTTAGTCTTGATACCAAGTGTAACTTGGTTTTTCCAGTTATCCTCAATTCTCTGCCATCTCCAATATTCTGGAATGAAGTTAAGCCCCTTATCAATCTTATCTGTGATAAGCTTAATATCTGGAGCATTCAAACCAGCAATAATGTTTTGTGAGTTTTCATCAAATGTTGCACCCCATGCAATATAAGATGCCTCAATAACGGACTTAGCAAAACGTCTAATACCTAGAATGACTAAACCCTTTCTTTCTTTTTGGGCTCTGTCAATTTCGTTTGTTACCAGCCACTCGTTATCACGTAATAAAGGATTAGCATATTTCTGTGCAATCCTTCCATACTCATCAATAATATCCACCTCTGTATGCCAAATGTTTAGGTGCCAATATAAAAAGGGGTTAATATATACACCCCCCATCATACAGCCATTTAAACATAGGTCTTTGTGAAAATCATAGAATTCCTTATATTCCTCAGATGCTCTGTCTGGCAGACGCTTCTGATTAATAAACCAGTCTTTGTAATCTATACTCTGTATGTGTACATTCATTATCTTCTGTTCTTAAGAAACTCTTCTGCAGCACCAGATAATTCCCCTTTACCTCTCACTTCCACCTTTGCCTCTTCAACGCTTCTTAACTTGTCTACCACCTCAATAAGAGCTAGGTAGTTTTTCATTGTCTCTTGTACAAACTTACCTTGTGCCTCAATAGAAGCTATCACCATAGGTAACATACCTCCTTTAGCTGTAGGTTTCCACTCAATTCTGTCTTTTAGTTCATGAAGAGGGTTTGCATCTACATATTGTTTCCATGAAACAAGCTGTGTCTCAGCCCATTCAAGCTCTGTATTTATAAATGTAGTTTTTTTAATAGTTGTCGCCATAATCTTCGTCTTCTTCTTTTAGAATATTGTCTAAATCCATTCCCTCCTTGATAATCTTATCAAGCTCAGACTCATCTGTATGGGGAATATCCATTTCAAGCTTTGTTTTATATTTATCCATGGCAAATGCTAGCTCTTTGTCTGTCATTCCCCATATATCTCCATATTCATCAAGAGCTGTGGCTATGTGTCTTCCCATGTTATACTCTGGGAATCCCTTATGTAGTTCTTGAAGGGTATGAATTACACTATTGTAATAATTCTTCTTACTCACTGTATTTATAATAATTGGTTTAAGTCCTCATCGGACAGTTTTATGTTTATTTGTGACTCGTCTGGGTTTAGATTTGTATCTTCCTCAGGAGACATGTATGATGAGTTAAAGGAAATACCTATCTTATCCTGTTCTTCCCCATTAACACCAAGGATGTCAATGTAATCCACACCAGAATTGTATATTTCTGTTAGGTGGTCCAATAAGACTGATAAAGGAATCTTTCTTAATATAACATCATGGTTATTTTCCATCGATAGCTTGTTTTATTTCATCATATTCATCGTCTGTCATCATCTCTTTCCACTTACCAATAGGGCAAGCACATGACAGACAACTTGTTTTGGCTGATAGTGTACATCCACAATCTATACAATGTACATCTGGTCTAATAGACTTATGTTTTGTGGATATGTTCTCACAGGCATTACATATAGCCATTCTTTCCTCACTAACATTAGCGATTAAAGCTTTCATTTTAGCTGGAGGAAACAGCTTGTTTCTCCATCCTTCATAAACCTTGGATAGATCAATCATATCTGAGCTTTGGTTTTAATTGATTGATTGTTATATGTGTATTGGCTAATGTCACTGTAGCAGCATTTCTTCTCTGCTCTGTAATTGTGTCATCAGCCAGTATTTTTTCCATGGCTCCCACCTTAGCATATAAGGCTTCTAGCTTCTTAATGGCCTTTTTGTTGTTAAAGAGTAACTTACCAAACCCAGATATCTCTACACTGTGGTTGGTTTCAAGAGCCTCGTTAGCGGATTGGAACTGATGGTTGACAACAGCCTCAATTGTCTTCTCACTCGTAAGCATCTTAACAGCTAGCATCCTAATCAAATAGTCCTTGACGGACATGCTTATTGGCTTATCCATGACTAAGGGTTATTTGTAAGACTATATCGTTCTCGAAGTTGAGGATAATCATTGGGTTCACCTTCACCTTGGTTCCGTCCTTAACAAACACCCCTAGCTTCTTAAGCTTGGAGATGATGTTGTTTATTGTAGGAGCTGTACTGTCATACTTCTCACAGAACTCTGTTCTGATGTTGGCATAGGAGATGTTACCCTTTATGGCTGTAAATGCCACGAGCTGTATCTCCCTCTGTGTAAGCTTCAACCCATTCAATGATGACAATAGGGAATAATACTTCTCAGCTATAGCGAATTGATCCTCTACAGGCTTCTTTAGTTTCTGAACTATTGTCTTCTTGGTTGTTGGTTGTTCCATATTTAATTAGGGCAAAGGTAATTGATTTACAATCATCTACAAATAACTTAATTAGTTATTTATAACACCTAATGCTATATTATGCATCATTTCCTTCTTTCTCTATCCAGAACAGAATACTAATGTTTATGAAAAAGAAACCTATACGTAATTCTCTCTCTACATTCTTATCTTCTAGGACAAACTCTGTATACGATAAGCCTAGAAGGAAATAAGGAGTCATTAACAGGTTAATCTCTAATGCAAAATCTATTTCGTTATACCTGGAAAAACCATGTATTAAGGAAATAACAATCAGTAGTGTTACTATTATATATATCATGTTGTTTGTTTTTAACCCACCCTCCACCCCAAAGGTAAGGGGAGGGAATTCATATTAACAAATTTATTTTAAAATTGTGGATAACTTCTATAGCAAGATGTTATAATTCTGGTACAGCACTATATTATAATACATATAATCTGTTGGAAATATCCATCACTATATGCCATAACATATCATAATGTGTTATAAAAGCAACATTGTCAAGCTGAGCATGTCCCTTATAAGACACATTATGTAAAGCTATTCCTTTACAAAACGTAAAATAAGTAAAGCTATAACTTGACACTTTTGGCAGAATATAGACTTGTTATAACTTGCCAAATCAGGAAGTAAAACACAGCCAAACTAGGAAGTCTGTAACAAATAAGTATATAAATTTGTTACAAGAGTGTCACAAATATTTGAAAAAGTGTGACAAACCAGGAGGCTAAATAAACTCCACATCATCCCCCTTACCATTCATGGGATTGTCATACACCCTAATATCATCAGAATAGAAATGTTTAATAACCCCTCCAGGTAACCTAACCAGCCAGACCGTATTCACGTTTAGCCCATAGTCCATAATAAACATAGCCTCCCCTTCCCCATGTGCTTTACACCAAACAGGAATTGTTGGATTGAGCTGTAGCATCATGCCATACATATATTACATTTTTATTTAATACAAATATACGTCATTCTGGTGAGATAAAAAAATTTTTCTAAAGCTAGGGATGTCTTGTATATATGGGGGAAGAGGGTACTTCATATTGCAACCCCGTGTACAGATTGGCAGGTTGACACTATCCCCTGCTTAATTTATAATCAAAAGTGCTTGCGACACATTAAACACTGCAACAAACACCGTGAGACAAACTCAAATCTTATCAGGCAAGTTCTCAACAGGAACAGATTCAAAAGGTAATTTCTCTGGCTACAATGCTGGTGGTGAAAGAATCTTCATCCACAAGTCACAGATGGAATCAGTAGGCTTTGTTACAGCTGATGATGTTAAGTTCCCATTCTACGCATTGATTGCTAACAAGCCAATCCAAACTCGCGATGCTAATGGAGACATCACAGATGTGGTGGTTGACAGATTGCAAGCATTAAGCTTGTTCAAGACTTCTGCCGAGTTAACAGCTGCTGTTAATGCAGACTTCGCATTAAGCTTGGATGCTGCAAAAGCTCGCAAAGAGATGGCAACAGCTGCTGGTCTCAATGAAGAGAGTGTTAACACACTTCTTCAAATGGCATAAGCCATTCATAATGGACAACAGACTCTCAACTAATGAGAGTTTGTTGTTCTTTATATATATGGGTGGGCATAGAATGCATTAGGGTGGGGAAAACAAAGACATAACACACTGATTTACAATATATTCTATGAATATATGTGAGAAGCTGTGTAACCACTCATGGATAAATAGCACATTTTTACAAACCGTTATATGTAAAACATAATACAATACATATAGCATTAAATACAAATAACATGAATAATAGCATTATTAGCAAGTATTATCTATTAGAAGGTTCTACACTAGTTAAACATACTATTCACTCTAATGGTAATGTAGATTGTTGGTTTGATTCAGGTGATATCAGACAACATAGATGTTTATCATTAGAAGACTTTACTAATTATAAGAGCCTGTAACAGGGCTCATTTGTTTCTAGCGGTTGTTAGAAATCCCTTGTTGAACGGACTGTGGGTTAACAGAACGTATTAATGTACCATTTCAGCTTCCCAAGGGCTGACAGATGTATATAGATCTATGTAACTCCATATATTAGATTTTGTTTACTATATACATCTGAGTACAGAGGGATTTTATTCTAGTTATCATTCACAACGGTAATATGCCAGCTTAGACTACTGGTTTCCTATACTAGATAGGTTCTTATTGCTCACGCTAGTGGCTTGCGTGTAATAAATTAAGACTGCTTTATGAAAGAAACATGTTGCATTATGACATACAACAGAATATACAAGCTTAGGCAACATATGGCTGTATATTCGCTTTTTACACACACATACACTAAAAAACAAACATATGTATTACATTATCAACAGAACAACTAACCAAACAACAACACATTTTGGAGATTGGCCTAATCTCAATGAACAATTAACCAATGGTGAAGACATCATTGTTGTTAGTCTTTATTCTAATACAATCAAAACTCCTTATATGGAGAATGATTGTTGGGAGTGGAAAGACTATGATGCTTCATTCTTATCTCCTGATGCATATTTTCCTTGGGATGATTATAATGATAAGATAAATCAGGAGTATGATGAACAGGATTATAATGAGCCTGAAATCAGCACAGAGTATGTTATTGCTTCTACAAGCCAGATGATGGAAGAAACAATGGTGTTTCCTTCTAACGCTGATGGACATATTACAGATTATACTGATCTGAACTGTGTTGCATTAAGATATGGTCGTTATGATTGGGAAGATGCATTCTCAGCTGTTGCTGAATTAAACACTGATGAGTACAAATACATATATGTACGCACTCTTGAAAGTGATAAGAACGTTCACAATCTATTCAGGAGAATTGATACATCAGATGCAGTTGTAATATAACAAACACATATCCTTTTGGATTAGCCTTCTACGGACAAAAGGTAAAGGATATGTTTTTTCATTCACATATTAAATAACAATTATATGAAGATAATTAAATCAATCCTACTTACAATCAAAAAAACATTAGTTATAATCTGGCTCATCTGGATAGTATTATTAGTAGGTGTTATGTTATTTCATTCAGGTCCAATTGATCTGAATATTACTAACACAATAGCTGCCACTTGGATATTCTATGGATTAACCTTTGGATTACCATTAATATTGGGGCTAGCTTCATCCTTAAATACTAAATCATCAAACACATGAGAAAGATTACATTATTCCTTCTTATAACCACTATTGTTGGTTGTAAAATTAGTTCTCGTCCTTCTACTAATGGATATCAGATGACAGTTGATGCTGATTCTATTTACATATTTGATGGAGATAGATATGTTGGCTCATTAGCTTCTTCATCTGTTCCTGCATTAGATAGTCTTATTATAGAGGACAATAGATAACACATTATTAATCAAACACTTAAACACAATCAAATGAAAATTTTATTCGCATCATTATCTGTAATCACCTCAACATCAGGTGGTTATCTATTACTTACAGCACCAACACAATCACATGTAATGTTAGGTGTTATTTTTATCCTTACAGCTATTATATGTCTGTTGTTCCTTATTATTAAGGAGCTTAGACAAGAATTAGATTTCTGGAAAGGAATTAAAACATTTATATTTGTAGCTGTAATGCTATCATTAGGCTCTTGTGCTTCTAGTAAGCATTCATGTCCTACAAATGATAAGAACTATTTCTTCAAACAACAATCAGTTAAAGCATTTTATCACAGACAATAATACACATATACATGAAAACAGTACAATTAACACCAAGAGAATGGGATACATTCAAAAAGATTGCTACATTTAACTATGTCATTGAGCTTATTAAGAAACAAACAGTCTTTATTAGAGCTGATATAAAACAATTAGAAAGTCTAGGCTATTAAACCTAGACTTTCTTTCATATTAAACTATTATATTATGTTTATAGATTGCAAGCTCGTACTTAAATCATATGTACCTGAGAAATTAGAGAAGGGCATGTGGTTCGTAAGAGTTAAAACAGAAGTTATATACGGAGAGAAACAAGAATATCTCTCCGTACATGAACTAGCATTAGTTCCAAGGGATATAGATACATATCTCACATACAATGGCTATCCTGTTAAGCCATATCTTGTATATCCAATGATTAATCCTGATGATACAGAGGTGATTGCAGCCTATCCAGAAGAAATAGGTTGGTGGGATGAAGGTGATCACGTGGATGAATTAAGGGATATAACAGTGAAAGATATCAACAATATATTGGAGTGGGACAATTCAATGGTACAAATAGAGGTGTTTGATGATGAGGAAGATGAAGATGGTACACCAATTCCAATATTATACAATGATAAGGTGACTCTCAGAGATGTACATACAATAGATCACGATGATGATGAAGATTGGGATGATGATGAGGATTATCTAGATGATGGAGATGATGATGTATGGGATGCTGAGGATCACAACACAGAATAACATTTATTAACCAACACACACAAACATGCAAGAATTACTAAACTTATTATCACAGGTGGTTAAAAACCAAGAACAGCCACCTAAGATTAAAATCAAATTTAACGTTGAGAAAGAAAGGGAAATGACATTTAATGACCCTGAATTTATTAAATGGTGTAATGACCACAATGTTGGAATGCTTTGGGATCGCTCTGCGGTCCATCTTGGTTAGTGTTATGTGGTGGTAAAAAGGCTCTCAATTAAGTTTGAGGGCCTTTTTTATTTATTGTCACTTATTTACTTATTATAAAAAACAAACAAATGAAAAATCGTAAGAATTACACACAGACAGAACTTCAATTAATTGAAACAGCTTCTCAATCAAGAGGTACAGCTAAAAGAATAGCTAGAAGAGTAGCTAAGGAGTTAAAACGCTCAGAAACTGGTGTTTACATCCAGGTGAGAAAGTTCCGTAAAATGTACAAACCTGTTGCTACAACAACAGCTCCAATTGTTGCACAGCCAGCAAAACCAGCTGTTAAGACAACAAAAGATTTTGTATTAAACTTCACACCAAAGAAGACAGAGGTGTTCCAAGATCACGTTAGACTTTATTTCTAGTCATCAAAAACCATACATATGCCAAACGCTACATTAGTCTATTCATCAAGACTACATCCAAGAAATCACATTACAGTGTATTATGCCAATAGTACAAACTGGAATGCTACAAAGCTTATTGATGCTATTATAGCTGCATCAAAACAACGTAGAGTTGTTCCCAAAGATAATACATTTGTATTTATGGGTAAGGTTGTACGCAAAAAAAATGTTGGGCAGTAAGTAAAACAATGAGCCCTGTGTACTATCTTTGTACATGGGGCTTATTTTTAACATTAAATAGACTAATATGAGCGTAGAATGCGTATGTATCAATGATGGTGGTAGACCAAAAGAAATACCAGCAAACAAATGGGTTAAGAAGGGTAACACATACACAGTGATATTTACTGTCACTGTATTACCACAGAAGGAATTAGGTGTACAGCTAGCTGAAATAGAGCTAACAGACAGAGAATTACCATATGAATACTTCTTAGCCAATAGATTTGCATTTACAGAGGAAGCATTAAAGAAACTAATTGAATTAATTAAAGACTGTTCTGATATAACGTTCTCAATGGATGAGTTATTGAAACAAACAGAATTAGTTGAAGCATAAACATATTATATGCAAACAGCAATGCAAGAATTTATTGAGTATTTAGAAAAGGCTTATTACATTAACGAGTTGACAAATTTTGACGAAGATAAAATTCAATTTCTAGAAAAAGAAAAAGAGCAGATAATAGATGCTTACTATGGTAATATAGATGGAGTATATGGATATAGAGAAGCAGGAGAAGAATACTACAACCAAACCTATAATCTATGAGAAATATAATCATAGCCTTATCAGGAGTTATAAGTGTATTAGTTATTCTTATGGCTTTATTAATGAAGCAAAAGAATAATATAGAGCTTGAAATGTCTGCAATACAATCAAAATCAGATAGTTTATATGATGAGATTGTCCCATTAAAGTACCAAAATATGAGATATGAGTACATTTATGACCAGTTAAGCACAAATCCAGAGGTAATAAAAGCATTTAATGAAACCGAATAAACAAATAACATGGAAGCTAAAATACTAATAAACATTACAGACAACAAGGTGACACTTGATGTTGAAGGAGAAAACACAGCATTAATAGCAGGCTTAGCTTCTGTATTACTATCAGAAGAGGGTAATGAATTTAGAGAATTACTTATATCAGCATTTGAATTAGCAGACAGTGAAGTTGAAAAACTAAAAAAATAATAGCCATGGATCCACTATATGACTATCTATTCCATTATAACCATTACCAAGGTTTATGGCATGCAATACCAAGAGCAAAATATTTAGACTATTGGACTAATGAGAATGTAGAAGGTGTATTAAAATCAAAAGAAATACATGTTCTAATTGATTTGATTAGTCGTGGTCAAGAGTTTATTGACACTATTAACTAATTTAGTTATGACAGTTATAGGTAAAATAATAAAACAACGATCCATAATGAATCAGAATGATTTTGATACATGGATATTAGAGAATTTAGACAATCTATTTGACGAAGAGAAACAAATGTTAACAGATGCTATGATGTACGCTTTTGATGAAGATGGACATACAGGCACATGGAAACATGATGTAATTAATAAATATTACAATAAAATTAAATAAGATGCCTCCAAAAAAAGTTAAAGACAAAGAAAAAAAGTACATAGCGTTGTATGAGAATACAGACGTATGGATAATAGGTACAAAACAAGACATTATTGATGACTTTAATAAGGAACCTGATGCATATTTATCTGCTGATGGTATGCTTGAAATTTATGAATTAGGTGAACCTATAAAGTTTGGATTTGTTAAACCAGAAATACTATTTTAACATGACAGGAGTAATAATAATTTGAATTGTTGCTATTGTAGCAATATTAGGTGTTATAGATGTATTAAGACAAACTAAAAACAAATAACATGGAAGAACAATTACAAAAACAAGAAGTTGGTATACCAGTAGAATATGAACCAAGTAAAAAAGAATTATTAAAACAGAATTCAATTAGGATAGTCTTTTGTTCAAGAGGCTGTTTAATTGATATTGGGTGCAAATCAATTCCTTTTGAAACAATAGAAGCAGCAATGGAGGCATTAAATAAATACATTAATGACCCTTGGAATGAACAAAAGAAGTGGGAAAAAATCTTAAATTAAAGACAAATAACATGGAGTCAGTTTTAGTAGGAGCTCTAATATCTGTTATAGTGGCAACACCTATATCTATATTATGGGTGCACTTAATTACCAAACAAAAAGAGTACGAAGATGAACATACTGATTTATGACATAGAGACTATGCAGGAGCTGTTTCTAATAGGTATATACAATCCTGATACACAACAGTGGTATGAATTCCAGGTGAGTAGAAATATTAACCAATTAGATGCATTTCACAGGTTTACAGAGGAGCACGCTGATTACTATTGGGTTGGGTATAACAATCTACGCTTTGATAGTCAGGTGGTTGAGTGGGTATTACGTAATCATGGTGACTGGTATGATCTAAGTGCATTAGAAGTGTGTGCTAAAATAGCACAGAAAGCTGCTGATGTGATACATGATGCTAACTATGATGTATTTCCTGAGTATAGAGAAGAATGGCTCACCCTCAAACAGATAGACCTATTCAGAGTGAATCACTATGATAATAAGAACAGACGTGTATCACTAAAAAGGTTAGAGTTTGAGATGGATCTTCCAAACATTGAAGAGATGCCTATTCATCATACTAAAACTGATATGACTGATGAGGAGATACAGCTCACTGTTGACTATTGTCGTAATGATATATATGCTACATATGAATTCTATTTGGTAACTATTGGTCAAACAGACCATCCTTTATACAAGGGTAATAATCAAATAGAGCTCAGACAGGATATATACAACGAGTTTGGTATTCCTTGCTTAAACTATTCTGACAGTAAGATAGGTGATGAGATGATTAAGAAGTATTACTGTCAAGAGAAGAACATATCCTATGGTGATTTACCAAAGAAGGGATATTTTAGAAAGCAAGTGAGAGCCAAAGATTGTATTGCTCACTATGTGGATTTCCAGACACCAGAGCTACAAGCATTCTTAAAACATGTAAAGAAGCAGATATTCACACTCACTGATGATTTTAAAGAGTCATTGGTATTTATGGATAACACTTACACATTTGCCAAGGGTGGGTTACATACAGAGAACAAGCCTAAGATATTTGAAGCTGATGAAGATAACATCATAGTTGACTGGGATGTTAGTTCATACTATCCAGCTATCATCATTAACAATGGTAAATATCCACAACATTTGGGTAAAGAGTTTCTTAGAGGATACAAACAGATGTTTGAGAAGAGACTAGAACTTAAACCCTTGGCTAAGAAGGATAAGAAGATAGCTGGTATTGTTGGAGCATTAAAGCTTGCAGTTAACTCTGTATATGGTAAAAGCTCTGATATGCTATCCTGGCTTTATGATAGACAACTAACTATGTTCACCACTATTACAGGTGAGCTGAGCTTACTAATGCTTATTGAGGCATATGAATTAGCTGGCATACGTGTAATATCTGCTAATACAGACGGAGTGACAATACTTGTAAAAAATGCAAGTTTTGATACTATGACTGCTATTAATAAGTGGTGGATGGATGTAACTCAGTATGAGCTAGAACGCACTGATTATCAGAAGATTATATTCTCAACAGTAAATGACTATTTAGCAATTAAAACCAATGGAGAAATTAAAAAGAAAGGTGACTTCCTCACTGACTTTGAGTTACACAAAAATAAGTCAGCTAGGATTGTACCTATTGCTCTCGAGCATTATTTTGTTAATGATATCCCTGTGGCTGATACCATTCATAATCATACAAACATATATGATTTTTGTCTCAGGCAGAAAGCGAGCAAAGATTTCCATTATGAAGGAGTAGCCAATGGTAAGAAAACAGTGTACAATAAGCTAATCAGGTATTATGTGTCTAATAAGGGTGAGAAGCTGTTAAAGGTTAAGAACCCTGAATGTCAATCTAATGCTGCTGATGTTAGTCAAGTGGAAGCAGGTGAATGGGTGATGCATGTATGTAATCATCTACAACCAGATCATCCTCTGGATAACATTAATTATGCTTATTACATAGAACGTGCTGAACGTATTATCAGCAAAATACAGTTAGAAGGTAAAAAGAGAAAGATGACAATCAATCCTAATCAATTAAGTTTATTCTAATGGGAAAATCACAATTTAAAATAGCAGCAGATCTAGTAGTAGAAGACTGCAAAGAGAATGGATATACATATCCTTCAGCATCAAATTACTATTGTGCTTATGTAAAATTCTTTATAGAGATTAATAGTAATTTTGATATAGACAAATTCGATGATTACATAATAAAAAGAATCTAACATGATACAAGCACAATCACTCGAAGGCAGACAATTTTATATTGATGCATGGGGAATGACTATGACCAGCAGAAGAGCATATGAACCAGAACTAAAACAAGTAGTAGAAGACAATGGTCCTACATGCATTATTGCTGAGGTTAAAGGTGGTAAACCTGTGGAACATTCTAGACAAGAATGGTCTAGAGAATCAATAGAGAACCAATTAAAGAGTTTTCCTGCATATAGACATATTAACGGATATCAATTAACATTATAATGGCAAAGATTAATAGAGAAAATATTTCAGAGCACTTGCTTGATTATCAATTAGATATGATTGGTAAATCAATGCAAGAGGCTTATATGACAAGAGAATGGTACAATAAATGGACCTTGACACAAGAGCAACACGATCAGTTCAAAACTTATGCATTACCACTATTAAAGAAGGTGTTTAAATGCAGTAAGTCAAAAGCTGAAAGCATATTTGACTTTTTTGATTTACAATTTGGATTACGTATAAAGGGATAGTTATGTCTGAACAAAAATATATAATAAGACCTGTACATTTAAAACAACCGTATTCCCTTAATAATAGAACAGTTAACTGGTGGATATTTACTATGATTCCTAAGAAAAAGAAACATAGTGGTCCGTTTTATTCTAAGTGGGATGCACAACAAGAATTATATCAAATTTTAAACAGATAATCATGTTAGGTCTATCAAGAGATTATAAAGATATGATTGAGGATAAATATATAGAAAACAAAGGCATATTTACAATTGAAATCAATAAACTACAAGACGAACTTAAACAACCATTAAAAGCCATACAGGTTTTAGAAAAGATGGATGTTCTTTCGTGTTATAAGAAAGTTATTGAGATGAAAGTTTGTTTTTTAGAAGTAAAATGTTCTAAATATCCTGATAACGTATATGTAAATGCTAGAACTGCTATACATAAAGGAAAATACAACAGAGTGTGGGTTAATTATTATGTAGGTAAAAAAGAGGATGTTACAGACAATTTAAGAGAAGCTGCTAAAATAGAGCTAGCAAAAAAAGCAATTAAAAAATTATTAAAATAATCAATTATGGGAGCAAGTTGGTTTCAACAAACGGGATATGGTAAAACATTAAACGATGCATACAATAGTGCTTGTGAAGAAGCAGAAGTAGAGTATGGACATCAGGAAGGATATAATGGTACAATCAGCACTACACATAGTGTTAGAGACATTACAGAGGAGTATAAGAGAAGTAAACTAGACTTAGAACCATTTGTACGTTCTAAGGTGGAAATATTAAACAAAAGAGACTGTTGTTCGATTTGCTTACAAGAGCCTGTTGGAAATAAGAACAAAACCAAATCTCAGGTGGAGCACCTTGTTACACCAGGTACAAAGAAATGGGTGCTTAAATATGTAGTGTACGATTCACATAATGATAGAATGATAGCTTCTTGTAATACAAAAGGTGAAGCTGTTACTAAAGCTAGAGCTTATACAGAGAAAACTACAACTCCTACAAATATATGTATGGAGAAGAGCCTTGAGAAAGGTAATAGAACAGTAGCTAAGATTACATACAAGAAAGCACCAACAGAAAGACCAGGTAAATGGATGTTCTTTGGTTGGGCTGCTGAATAAAACAATAAATATGAAAAAAGAATTTCTACCGTATCAAGAAGCGTTAGAACTTAAAGAACTAGGCTTTAATGAGAAGTGTGCTGCACATTATTTAGATGTAGATGATTTAGAGTTAAAATGGCTCATATATAGAAATCTTTCTATTGATACTAATAAGTGTATACAAGCACCTTTATTTCAACAAGCATTTAGATTTTTCAGAGAGAAGTATGAACTAACTAGTTGGGTATATAATAGCGATAAAGATAATTATTTTTATAGTATATTGCAAAATGGTAGAATCATAAAAGCCCATAAAGATTTTATGGCTTATGAAGAAGCAGAACTTGCTTGTCTTAAGAACCTAATTGAAATGGTCAAAAACAAATAACCTATGGCAACATCAACATGCTGTGGAGCACAAACCACAATGCCTGAAATAGGTATATGCCCAGATTGCTTAGAACATTGTGATTGGGAAGAAGAAGAATCATATAAAACTAATTAATTATGTCAGATATATCAGCATGCAATGGTGGTAGTTGTCCATTAAGACTACACTGCCACAGATACACTTGCCCTAAAGAAGAATTAGGACAATCTTATTTTCAAGACCCTCCATATGAAATGAGCATGATAACAAGTGAGCTATTTAACTCAGTTGGTGTTATGACATTCACATGCCCTTTCTTTTGGAACAATAAAGACTTTAAAGATGAAAGACCAAAGCTTGAAAATTAACGAAGATTTCGAGAGGGAATTTCTTAAAGATTTAGTATATTTGCAAGAAGAGAGCTATGAGCTTGATAAACAAATCCAGAAGGAGTTAAACAAGTTTAGAGAGCCAGCAGCTATATTTATTGTGGATACAGATAAAATCTTAGAGAGAGATGAAGTTAGACATAACGTACTTCCATTTTGAGGAACTACTTAAAAGAGGATACAATCTAGATGTTGTATTCCTATTAAAGCTTATAGAAGAGAATTATGATGTTCGTGCATTACGAACTGATAACATTAAGATAGAAGCTCTTTATCAGACGTTAGTTAGGAAAGGATTGATAACAGAAAAGGGACTAACGCTCACAGGTAAAGAGCTTCTAAAATTTATTAACATCAAAGAACCAACTGTTAGAATACAGAAGAAGGTTGACATCACATCAGAGTTTGAAGAGTGGTGGAAAGCTTTTCCAGGTACAGATTCATTTACACACAAAGGGAAGAAGTTCTCAGGTGGTAGAACATTGAAAAGGACCAAGGAAGACTGTCAGTTGAAGTTTGATAAGATATTAGAGGAAGGAGAATATACAGCAAAAGACCTGATAGATTCATTGAATCTAGATGTGTTACAAAAGAAAGAGAATTCTGTAAAGACAGGGACTAACAGGCTAACATACATGCAAAATAGTCTCACTTATTTAAACCAGCGTTCTTTTGAACCCTTTATAGACCTATTAAAAGAGGGCTATAATGTGGAAGATAAAGCACCTACAAATGGAGGTACAGATATATGAAAAATGAAATTTTGGTATGTAAAGAATGTGGATCAGCAGATTCTATTCAAATAAAAGTTTGGCAGTATGTAAACTCTGGTGAGTTTGCAGCTGACTGTATAGAGGACAGAAATAATGCATGGTGTGAAGATTGCGAAGAACACGTTGAGTTTATAGCAAAAGAAGAATATGAAAAAAAGTAATCTATGAGTTTTGAAGACTTAAAAAAACAGGTACAGGCAGGCTTAGAGGGTAGGAATGGTGGTATACCTATGGGGTTTGATAGACTTAATAGATATATTGGTATTAGAAAGTCCATATATACGCTTATAGGTGGTCTCACAGGTTCTGGTAAGACTAGCTTTATTGATGATGCATACGTGCTTAATCCATTTGATTGGTATATAAGCAAAGAGAATAAAACAAACATCAAGCTAAGGATTATATACAGATCCATGGAGAGAAGCAGAACCTATAAGATGGCTAAATGGGTAGGTAGAAGAATATTCATCGATCATGGTATAACTATCACAGTTAATAAACTGTTGGGCTGGAATGATAGAATGACCAAAGATGAGCATGATCTATTTCTAATGTATGAAGACTATATAGGAGAAATGAGCGAAGTGATTACAATTATTGATGGTCCAGAGAATGCTGTTGGTATTGCCAAAGAGTTAAAGGCACATGCTTTACAGAATGGAACTATTGAGCAGCTGGATGAATACAATAAGAAGTATGTCCCCACAAATGAGAATGAAATCACTATGGTTGTTATCGATCATATAGGTTTATTAAAAACTACACAAGCCCAGCCTACAAAGAAAGATGCTATTGATAAGATGAGTGATGAGCTCAGATATGCTAGAGACTTCTATGGATATAGTCCTGTTGTTGTTAGTCAGTTCAATAGGAGCATTTCTAACATGGCAAGATTAAAGAGTGGTGATGTAGAACCACAACTAGAAGACTTTGCAGAGAGTTCAAGCACGCAGAATGATGCTGATGTTGTACTAGGATTGTTTGACCCAATGAGATATAAAGTGGCTGATCCATCAGGCTATGAATTAGATAAGCTAAAAGATGGATATGGTGCCAAGTATTTTAGATCTCTCAGGCTAATTAAGAATAGCTATGGTGAAGATGATGTTAGAATAGGCTTAGGCTTCTTAGGAAGCATTGGTATGTTCAAAGAACTGCCTAGAGTGAGAGACATTACAGAAGCGGATTATACAGCAGTCGTGAATAAATCATTTTTCCTAAACAAATAAACATGAGTATAAAAACAAAAGTATATAACACGCTACCAAGTAAAAAAGACCATTGGTGGCAGGTTGTAGTATTGCCTACAGTTAGTATTATGAACAACATACAGAAATATGATCCATACGTGGCTATCAATTTTGAATGGTTATTTTGGTCATTTACTACAATTATAAGCTATGGCAAAAAAGGAAATCTCTTTACGAGATAAGAGGCAACAGGAGTTTGCTGAGGTGTTCCTAAAACATGGAAAGTTTGGTATTCTAAACTTATGTCCTAGATTTGGGAAGATCTATACAACTATCAACATATTAGAGAAACTAGACAAAGATATCAACATCCTGATAGCCTATCCAGATCTTAAGATTAAAGAGGCTTGGGAAGCTGATTTCAAGACTAGAAAATACAAGAATCCCTACATAACGTACACTACACACTTATCTATTAAAAAGCACACAGGGGGTGTATTTGACCTAGTAATACTAGATGAGATACATTTGCTGTCAGAAGCACAAATAGAGGCTGTAAAGGAGCTAAAATGCGTAAGTGTGCTTGGTCTTACAGGAACATTAGCTAGTAATACAGAAAGGACCCTCAATGAGGAGCTTGGACTGAATGTATTAGCTACCTATCCAATAGAACAAGCTATTGCAGAAGGTGTTATTACAGACTATGAAATCACTGTGATAAAAGTGTCTTTGGATGATAAGCGTATTAACGATTATAAAGGGAAGAAGCGTACAGAGAAGAAACAATTTGATAGCTATGCATGGGTGATTGATCAGCTAGAAAGACAAGGAAAAGCAACAATGTTCCTACGTCTAGCTAGAATGAGAATCATACAGAACAGTGTAGCTAAAATGGAGAAGACAAGAGAAATCTTAGCTAAATACAAGCAAGATAGAATCTTGGTATTTTGTGGTGTTACTAAAATAGCTGACACACTTGGTATTCCTTCCTATCACAGTAAATCTACGGAGAAAGAAATCTTTACAGATTTTGCTGCAGGTAAGGGAAATCATTTGGCTGTTGTTAAGATAGGTAACACAGGTGTAACTTACAAACCACTTAACAAGGTGATTATCAATTACTTTGATAGTAATGCAGAAAACCTTGCTCAGAAGATTAATAGATGTATGGCTATGGAATACAACACTCCAGACAAGAAAGCCCATATATACATCATATCTTCTAATGAGGAAGTGGAATTAAAATGGCTCAAGAAAGCTCTTGAGTTCTTTGACAAATCAAAAATTAAGTATCTATGAATTTAGAATTATTAGAAGAAACCACTCCAGGAAGCGGTACAATGTATGTAGTTAGATTAGATGGTTCAGCTGTTAAATGGTTTGCTCACAAAGCTGATGCAGATAAGTATTATGAAGAAATTGTTGCTAATCCAGATTTATTAAAACCTCAAAAAAATATTTTGAAATCTCAGGAAATTACCTTATCTTTGGAGCAAACAAATAACTAAATATTAAACATGGCAAGCAAATTAATTGGTATTGTTGGTCCAACAGGGACTGGCAAGTCAACATCAGTGAAACATTTAGACCACAAAGAAACATTCATCATTAACGTAGCAAAGAAAGAGCTTCCATTCAAAGGAGCAGAAAAGCTATACAATGCTGAGAACAAGAATTACAAAGAGATGGATGATGCCATCGCTATCGTTCAACAGTTAGTGAAGATATCAGAAGGGCAACCACACATCAAGAACGTTATTATTGAAGACTCTAATTACATTATGGGTTTCAATATTGTATCAAAAGCTGACCAAGTGGGCTTTACCAAATTTAGCTTAATGGCTAAGGACATGGTAGAACTATTTAGAACAGCAAGAAAGTTAAGAAATGATCTTAAAGTGTTCTACTTTACACACCCAGAGACTATTGAAGACTCAGGTGAGATTGTAGGATACAAGATTAAGACAGCAGGTAAGTTAATTGACAACCAAATTGTATTGGAAGGATTATTAACCATCTGTTTATATACACACGTGGAAGAGTCAAAAGATGGCACAGCCACATATAATTTTGTAACTAACAGATTCAAGAAGTATCCAGCAAAGAGTCCAGATGGTATGTTTGCTGACATCAAGATTCCAAATAACTTACAGCTTGTAGTAGACACAATTGACGAATATTATAAATAACAATTAAAACTAGAAAAACAATGTCAGGAATCGGTGGAAACAAAAGACAGCAATCAAGTGGAGAATCAAACTTCTCAAAGAAGGTAGGTTTATTTGAAGCTAATGTGATTGCAATTAACCCAACAATTGAAGAGTTCAAAGACAAATTAGGTATTGAACTTAAAGAAGACAGCAAAGCAGCTGACTATTTGGGAACAAGTCAAGATGGTAACAAAACACTACGTGTGGACATCTGGCTTGAAGAAGTTAAGAGTAAGGATAAGTTTAAAGCTGTATTCTTCCTTGAGAACAAAGAAAGAGAAAACAAAGATGGTACTAAGAAGCAATATATCAACTCTGTTGGTAGTTGTTCTTGGGCTGATGATGAAAACAATCTCCCTAAATGGTTTACAGAGCGTGAAGTTCGTGTAGCTTATATGGGTGAAGAAGACCTTTACAATTTCATGCGTACATGGTTAGGTAATTTAGATTATCGTGATGCTGAAACCACTCTACAATTAGACTGGAGCAAGCTTATGAAGGGTAATGTTAAAGACCTAAGAGACCAAATCAATGGTGAATGGTGTACAAGTGTTGTTGCTTTAGCTACAGTGAAGACTGTTGAGAAAGATGGTGACATTAAAGAATATCAGGGTGTATATAACAAAGGATTCCTACCTGCTTATACATTGAAGCAATTTAGACTAGTAGATTTCAGTAGCTCTACAATCCTTAAAGGATTACGTGAGAAGAAATCTAAAGATCTAAAGCCTCATGAGCGTTTTGTGTTAAACATTACAGGTGAGTATGGATGTAAAGAATTCTATACATTTAGAGACTTAGCAGAGTATAACGCGGATGATAATCTTGTAGCCTCTGATAAGGTGCTAGAAGAAGATGATAGCGACTTTTAATTTTGTCCCCTCCCCCTATAAAAGCCCCTCATCTGTAAAAAGGTGGGGGGTTTTAACTTTATATATATGATAAACGGAAAAAGAAGAACAAAGCTTACACCAGAGTCCGTACTAGATAAGATAACTGATTATGATATATTTAGGTTCTATATGCCTGATAAGACATGGAAGCTTAACAGAGTGACCTTCTCTCCATTCAGGAATGAGAACAATCCTTCCTTTGTAATAGGGAATAAAAGGGGTTTTATATCATTTATTGACTTTGCTGATACCAGTAAAAGAGGTGATTGTTTTGAGTTTGTTAAGCTCCTACACAATCTATCTAGTATGAATGATGTGTTAAAGCTTATAGACAGAGATTTTGGACTAGGAATAACTACCAAGGGTACAGAGGAATACAAGAAAATAACAGCTGAATACAAACAACCTGAAGCTGTTAAGAGGTATTCTCTCATCCAGGTGGTTACAAAGAAGTTTACACAAGAGGAGTTAGCCTATTGGAATCAATATCATATAGATATAGAGGACCTAAAGAGTAACAACGTCTATTCTATCAAGAAGGTGTATTTGAACAAAAGTTTGTTCTACACTAATGGTCAGGAAATGAGGTTTGGTTATTTCTATGATGGACATTGGAAGATTTACACACCGTTTGGAGATAAGAAAACTAAATGGTTGCCTAATAATGTTCCTATCACCGCTATGGATGGTAAAGAGGACATAAAGAATTGTAATGTTGCATTCATCAACAAGAGTAAGAAAGACTATATGGTTATGAAAAAGATCTTTCCATGTAGTTGTGCTGTACAGAATGAAGGTGTTGGATGTTTCTCTCCAGAGAACCTAGAATATCTTAAAGCTAATTCTGACAGACAAATCCTCAGCTTTGATAGCGATGTTACAGGTGTAACTAACTCACAACAGATTACCAAGCTATTTGATTTTGATTATGCTAATGTTCCCCGTAAGTATCTAGCAGAAGGAATTAAAGATTGGGCTGATTTAGCAAAAGCTCATGGTTTGGAATCAATAGAATCTTATTTAAAACAAAAACACATTTTATGACACTGCATGAATTAAAAGAAGCTATTCAAAGCGAAATAGAATTTCTTGAAACAACAGAAGGAGATGAGATAGAGTGCATTGGTATTGAGAACCTGGAAGGTATATTATCAAAATATTTTAAAACAGAAATCAAATTAACAGAAGAGTATGACTACTGAGAACTACAACACAACGAAAGAATTGATTCTTGCAGCAGATATTCCTGCACAGACAAGAACTTACAAACCAGTTAGCCACGGTCAATTGATTGATCTTACAATGGATGGCATTCAGAAGGCTGGGTTTGTATTAGACAGAGAAACTTATTCAGCAGCTCAACAAGGACAGATTGCTAATGGTAGATTTACTATCAAGAATGTAATGGATAGTGAGATGCAATTAGAGATTGGCTGGCAGAATAGCTACAACAAGCAACTTACATTAAAGTTTGCCCTAGGTACACGCATTATGATTTGTCAGAATGGTTGTGTATCAGGTGATTATG